AACTACGCCTTCTGCGAATCTTGGATCAGAAGCTAAATCACCTAACAAGTTAATACCTTTAACAAATAAATCTTTAATAGCAACAAATGTTTTAATAAAACCTTCTTTTACATCAGGGTCGCTAAAAAGGTCACCTAAAATTTCAGAACCTTTTTGAATAATTGTTTGAATACCTAAAATAACTTGTTTAACAAAAGATTTTATTCCATCAACTACATCTTGATTTTCTAACAGTTTACCAACGCCCATTGCCAACAAACCAAGTAATCCACCCTTCAGTAGATAACTAGCAATCGTTCCTAAAAAATCTAATATTCCACCACTCTCTTTTTCTTCTTTTGGTTTGGCACCAACTTGTGTTGGAGTTTTGCTTGCTACTCCACCAGCTTTACTAAATTTAGATTCATAACCAGCCTCTCTATCACCAGCTCTTTTAAAGAACATATCTGCTTTTGTCGTTGCAGTACCACCTTGCAGTTTAACTAACTTAACAATGTTCTGTCTTGTAACATTCATATCTCTTGCCATTGACGGCAATACAACAGAATTTTTTGCAGCTAGTTGAGAATGTATTTTTACTTGTCTGGTTTCTGTAATTAAAGAACTGATACCATTTTCTAAAACCGCAGAAGAAAATCCACCCGTATTAGTGCCAGATAATTCCTTTACTTTCTTTGTTTTACCAACAGCATCATAGGATTTAAATAATGACGGTAGTGCAGCAGCTGCAAAACTTTTTTGATTAAACATCTGTCTTGGATCAAACTTTTCTTTAGCTCTTTTTCCAAGAGTCGATAATACACCACCGCCACGTTCTTTTTCGGCTTTGTATATCTCTGCTAGTCTGGATTGTTTATCTGCCATTTATTTTCTTGCCTTTTGTTGAGCTTTTATTCTCTCATTTTCTTCTTCTAAAAATTTCACCAACATATCAATATAGACCTGTCTCTCCCAAGGTAACATGTTATCCAATTCAGTCAAACTATATTTGTGATGTTGCATCAACGCAAAATTAGTCTGATAGTAATTACCTAATGTATCATAACCAAATATTATACGAAAAAATTTTGTATGCCTTGCACCGTAATAGTTTCTTCGTAGCCACACTTCTTACATTTGAAATCCAATTCTTTTGCAATCTTTGGCATAGTAGTGAAGAACAATTGAATTTTTTCCATGTCCTCTTGTTCCATACCTTCAATAAATTCTAATAATTCTTCTTTCGTTGAGTCTTTAGCATAGTACATTTGATCTGCATCATAAATGTAATCTATGCAGCTAACAATAACATTCAATACTGTATCAACATCTTCATTTGCTAAATTTCCAGCATCTTTGATTAAACTCAATGTTGGGTACTTCATCATAATACCCAATTTATCACTAATCTCAATTTTGCTTGAGTGTTTCTCATCAACGATTGGCTTGATATCTAAGATATTCAAATCAAATTTAACTAATGATCCACAAACTTTTTCTTCGTCTTTATCATCTTTAACGGTATTGTTGCAGTTGTATTTTAAATTAACAACTTCACCAACCGATCTTGCTCTAAGTTGCATGAACAGGTGTTCAAGGTCAAATGTTGGTAAATCATCAACATCAATATCAGATAAAATACAATTATTCAATACTTGTTTTACAACATCAACTGTTTCTTTTTCATCGGTAGACTGAGCTGCCATTAGAAATAGTTTTTGTTCCTTTACAAGAAAGGGTCTGTATTTTACAGTTTTGCCATTCGAAATTAATTTCGTTTCATATGTTGGCACATCAATTTTAGGTAAAGCCATATTATATCCTCAGTTAATTAAAATAAACCTCTTGTTAGGGGTGCAATCAAAGAATTACCAACTTTGCTACCCGTACTATCGAAAAACTTAGCCGCTTTAGATCCAAAGAACTCGGATGCAGCTGCAGCAAGGTCATACGTTCCATCATACACAACACGATATCTTTGATATGCAAATTGTACTGACAATCGGTGAAAACCATCTTCACTCCATGATAATGGTTGTGAAGCTATACCAATAGGGAATGCATCAATCAATTCAACAGCAAATATCTGTTTAATGAAATCATCGTATTGAACAATCTTAATATTTGTTAAATAGGTAGTATTTGTACCTTTTGCATACCTAAGATTGTTTGTATCACTTGGCATAATAGCTTCTAACCAGCGTTCAAACAACTTTCTTTCATAGAATTCATTTGTACACAAAAATCCTAAAGTTGTGTCACCACCGCCATATGCAGTTTGATATGGAACTTTAAATGTGGGTCCATAAATTTTAACATCAGCTGTTTGCAATGTTTTTCCTGGCAACTCTGCACTTTCACATTGCATGGCTAAGTATCTTGAAATAGCCGCATTTGATGTTTTAGATTGACCAGTTGGTTGTTTGTTACCAATTATGTCATTAATAGAATCTGTTATATCTGCTACAATTGTATTTGGTATATTTAATAGTTTTTCTAAAGCAGATGTTTGTATGAACTTATCAATGTATTCTGGAATTGGAAGTATGACTTCAAAGCGAGATGGTTTTGCTAACCCATCTTTGCCTTTAATATTAGATAGAAATAATTGTGGTGAAAAGGCCATTAGAATTTTTTCCTTGAATCGGCATATACTTTACTTGTACTCGCACCAACAAAACTTTCCATTGGCAATAAACATGCTATATCCCACTCATCAGCAGATATCTGCAAGAATCTAGATTGCACATGTGAGTATAGATATCTTTTAATACATGGCTGTGCTTCAAACGCCTTTGATGCAGAAGATAAAGCTGCATAACTCAATTTCAATCTTGTGTTCTTATCATAACGACTATCTGTCGCATATTGACTTAACTTATCTAACAAAAGTATTCGTTGCTTTGGATGAATGTAATGTAAATTCAATCCTAGAAAACCGTCTGAGTATTGTTCTATTGGGAGTACCAAAGGAAACCTATCGTAGTATGGCAACGAATTCTTTGTTTTTGGGTCATAGAAATAAAAGTACATATTACCAATAATAGTACTATTTTTCTGTCTTTGACGATCAGCCATCAAGTTTTGTTTTGATGGATTTAATTCTGAAATTTTTGCACGAAGCCAAGACCTCGATTTATTAGTTCGAGGTGTGAGTCCTTCTTTTTGTAAGGACTGATTTATTCTGTCTAAAAGATATGCCATCGTATATTTATGTCAAATACCAAGTTCTTTTTCCGTTATCAATTTGAATTCCCAGCCGTGTTCTTTACAGAAAAGATCAGCTGCTCGCCACTTTTCTTGATTGATAGCATATGTTATTGACTCATTAATGTAGTTCTTTGTTCGTCTTTTTTGCGTGGGTTTCTTAGTTTGTGCTTCTGGCTTGACCTCTAATATATAGGTAATGGTCTTGCCACCCTTCAGTTTCAAATGCACAATGAAGTCTGGAAAGTAACGATGAGCTTTCTTATCAACAGGTGACACATAAGGTATTGGCAATTCTTCAGACGCCCACCAGATTACGTTTGGATTCTCATCCAAATATTTCATCACTCTCAACTCCCAAGAAGAACGGTAAATAATATTACTTGCGTTCCCTTTGTACTTTGAAGTGTTTTTAGGGGTAAATGTTCCTCGGTATGACATAAATATATCTAGTAAACTATAGGACAGAAAATGGCATTTTTTTCATTAACAGATATAAAAATTACTCCTCAAAATGATAGGGGTAATGACCCTGATTTTAAGTTTAACACTCCAAATGGTAATTATCTTGGTGACAATAGACGTTATCCATCAGACCTTGGTAATGCTGACAAAGGTCATTACATGATGTTTTATATAAATGTTCAAGAAAGAAGTATAGGTCAAAATCCAGCATTGAAGAATTCTTTAGATCCAAACGCTACAAATGAGGTGCCAAGTAATAATGGTTTGGCTGATTCAATTAAAACTATTGCCACCTCTACTGTTGAATTAGCACAAAAAATAGGTGAAAAACTTGATAATAGTATTCCATCTACAAGCCAAGACGCTGATGCACAAGAAGGTGGATTTTACGGTCAATCATCTTCAAGTGTAGATATGATAAGAAAATCAAAAAGTTTTATGGCTCAAGGAGTAAAACATACCACAGAATCTGGACTTTTGAAAAGATCAAATTTTTTTAGAACAACTAAAAGAACAAAAGATTCCATTGCGTTATATATGCCAGACACTTTACTTTTTGATTACAAACAAGGTTTTAATACTACAAGTGTTACGAAAGATTTAGGACTTTCTGGTGGTTTAATACAGGCTGGAGCTTCATTGATTGATCAACTTAAAAGTAACGCAAGTGGTTTGGAAAAACTCGGTAATATGTCACCTTTTGCCGCTGAAGCAGTAAAAAGTAAATTTGGTGGTGATACATTATTTACTGCATTAACAAGTGCAACTGGTGGTGCATTAGCGGTAAATCCACAATTAGAAGTAATATATCAGTCACCATCATTCAGAAACTTTAGATTTCAATTTATGTTTTATCCAAGAAGTGAGAAAGAAGCTTCTGATGTATTGGACATTATTGATTTATTCAGGTATCATCAAGCGCCAGAAATTATGAGTTCATCTTATGGCAGATATCTTATTCCACCATCAGAGTTTGAAATTGAATTTTATTACGGTGGTCAGTTAAATCCAAATATACATTCTATTGGTAATTGTGTTTTAACTGATATTGCTTTAGATTTTGCACCCAATGGATATCAGTCATACGAAACTTTAGGTCTTATACCACAAAAAGGTAAAACTGGTATGCCAGTTGCAATTCGTATGGATCTGTCATTCCAAGAAACAGTAATCCAAACAAAATCTTCACTCAGAAAAGAATACGATGGAAAAATTAAAAATGGTGATTCACGACTTAGTAGTTTTGTTGCTGGTGGCAGTGATTCAAGTGGCATAGGCCGAGATGGTTATGATGCTTCTGGTACATATGCAGCTGCAATTGGCAGCGGCCAACCAGATGATGTTACTGGAGTAGATGAGGCTATAGCTTTGAATGCAGCCGATGATTTCAGAACAGCCGCAGATATAGACGATATTTCAACTTCAGAAGGTGTTGGATATGATCCCGAAGATTATGTAAGTATAAATGAAGGTGAAGAAGAAGGAGACGAATAATATGGCTAGATATTTTAATTTTTTCCCAAGAACACCTTATTATAAAGGTGTAAATTCCACTTCTTTAGATGAGTTGACTAACATAACTGCAAGATTTGGATTTCAAGCCGATCTTAAAAACAACGCAGCTGCTTATTATAATTATCTGGTTAAAGACGGTGATACACCAGAAATTATTGCATCTAAAATTTATGGTTCACCAGAAAGACATTGGATTGTTTTATCCATGAATGATATTACCGATCCGTTGTATCAATGGCCGTTGACACAACGAACAATTATTAAATTTATTAATAAAAAATACGAATCTAATGTATACGCTGATACTGCTAATACTGGAGTATCTGGTATTTCTTGGGCAACAAATAATATACATTCTTATTATAAAGTTGTATCAAAAATTAATAATACTTTAAAACTTAAAACATATAGAAAAGTAAATGTTGATGTGAATACATATTCATTAATTGTAGCAACTTCAAATAACTTTACGTTACAAGATGGTGTAAGCCTCACAATAGAAACATCAAAAGAAACAAAAACTTATTATGACCGTGAAATTGAATTGAATGAAAATAGAAGAAAAATTATATTGTTGAAGCCCGAATTTGTACCAGAAGTAGAATCTGAATTTTTAAGAGTTATTAAAGACACTTTATGACTGATAGTTTAAATATTAGGCAATCTACCGACTTTAGAATTAATGAACTTTGTCTATTAACAAAAGGTGGTAAAGTTAAACTCAATGAGATATATGAAGAAATAAACATATATGAGAGTATGCTTGCGCCATGTATTTCTGGAAATATTCTTATAAGAGATGCTGTTGGACTAACATCAAAATTATTATTTGATGGTACAGAAAGTTTATTGATAGACATAGACAAAGGTGAAGGCTTGTTTAGAATGAAACGCCTGTTTAGAGTTTACAGTCAAAGTGATAGAGTTAATATTAATCAGACATCCGAATCATACATTTTAAATTTTG